ATTAAGCAAAGTTCGCTGGAGCGTGTAGGATTGAGCAAGGGAGGGGTTGTTCTGAACAAAAAGGCTTGTATCAGGCTGGTGAGCTTATACGCTCAAAGGTGACAAAATAAGGGTATGTATGAACAGCTAAAACGCTGATTGAACGATAGTTGAACGGCTTTCAATACGTTTCTGAACGGTTGAAAGCCGTTTTCTTTATTTTATTGGGTTGTAAAGGTGTGTTTTTAAGGTAAAAAATGGCTTTGGAGTGACATTAGGGGTGACGATTGGAGTGACAGTGTAAAACGAAATGTGTAAAGAGGGGTGACATTAGGGGTGACACTTTTTTTATGTTTTTGACCACATTCACCCCCCTAATAAAGACGAAAAAAAGCGGATAGACCCTATTTTTAATCATTTACCCCCCCCATTTATTCCGTATAAGGAGGGGTATAATATCATATCTCGTTAATAGACATATTGTCGAATTTCCTTTATTTTCAAGGCTTTTAGGCTAATTTTGATGTATTACACCCAACAAAAGTGTGTGCGTGCTCACTTTTGCGCCTTATCGTGTACCTTATTCAACATCAGAAATGCTTATAACTGTGCCCAGGCTGTCAAGTGTAAAGATTTGGTTGTAGATCTGTGTTGCACCATATTGATTCTTTGCACGGTACTTATGACGTACTATGAACCATTTGGTGTGTGGGTTCTGTGATACTGGACTCCATTCAACACCATCATAGCTTTCAGGATCGTTCAGATTCTTTTTTAAGAACTGTTTTACCTGGCGTACTGAAGCATCTAATACATCATTGTGAACAACGGCTACAGGTTCTTTCTTCTCTTGTGGTTCTGGCGAGTCGCTAAATGCACCTGCAACCAATACTGATACTACGATTAAGCCAATAACCGCTAATATAGTAAGATTAAGCCTTGCCTTTTTCTTTTCTTGTGGAGTCCTCTCACTCCATTTCTTTTTCTCTTTCATATAATATAAACTTAAGTTATTAGACGTATTATAATTGAATATAGTTATGCGTCAATCTCCCAATCTTTGTAGCCCTTTGCTCGCAGCTCTTCAAGGCGTTTTGTATAGGCTACAATATCATGAACTAACGGAGCCATTCTAAATCTTTTATAAAGCTGTTGCTTCTCATCATCTGTGAGTATGATGGGATTATCAGGATGTAGCTTGTTCCAATAGTTCTCAATAAAGAACACTGCATTACGTCGTGCTCTGGTATATTCTTTCAAAAACTCATCAAGTTCGGTCTTCTCTGGGTCAAACATATATTATTTTTTAAATGAATCTACTTACGTTACCAAGCACCTCGAAGATACGGAGGATACGTGAATTGTCGTATTCCTGCTCGTCGTAGTTATCCTCGTTGATAGGTACATAGCGCATCCTATCTGGATTATTGGATTTACGAAGTATCTTAACGGTACGTATGGTGTCAAGTACGACAGCATATATCTCACCATATTGCACGTCCTCAAGTCTACATTCCTTAATTGCAATGATATCTCCGTGATTAATCCTGGGCTCCATAGAATGCCCTGTGATATTCACCCAGCTAACTCCCTGCTTATTGAACGGTTTGAAGTCAATGTTGTATTCAGTTGATAGTCTGATTGTTAAATGTGAGGTCGAAGCCTCCGAGGAAGTCCACATCATAGTAAGGTGCGCCTTTATTAGGGGATTCTGAGCGGACTGGTTCTACTACCATAGCTTCCTGCAATGCTGTTTTGAGCATGCCTCCCTTGCCTGTTAAGAGCCATTCTGCAGAGTATTGGGGATAATTTTCAACAAGAGATTCTATCCATTTAGCTTGTATGTCTGTACCCTTAGCTATAGCACGTGATAAGACACCTTTACTGGCACCTATTTTCTTCTCCAAAGCACCGATAGTTATCCCCTCATGCTTGGATAATTCCTCTATTCTTGATAAAATTTTACACATAAAATGAAAATTATCACCCAAAAAGTTTGGATGGTTGAAAATTATCACTATCTTTGCAGCGTGTTAAGTTTATTAACAGCGTCCAAAGATACAAAAAAGGGGCGTTATTTGCAAATTTAGGAGATTAAAGATTATGAAGGTTGAAAAAACGAAAAAGCATGTAGAGCAGATGGACCGTATCAAAGAAGATATTACTTCTTGCTTAAAGGTTATAAATAAAAACATTATAGAATGTCACGATGAGATGTTTGATAATTATCAGCACTTCTTTCGGAAGCATGCAAGTGTGCTGTATATGTGTGAGGTTAAGAACGAATATTATAACCAGCTTCTGAAAGAAATAAATAACGGTGACCTTGAAACGTTACAGGCGTATATGATGGATGTAATCTCAACCTTAACACAAGAGCTTATAGAAATCAAGATAGGAAGTAGCTGTGTAGGTGAGATGAAACATTTGGCAGCAGTGCTTGAGTTTGAGGCAAAGCAGGAGCTGCTCGTTAAATTCACAGAGCTGGCTTGTAATATAGATATTTAACAAAAAGGCGGCTACGTCCGAATGGTAGCGGACACGGAATTAAAAGCATCGGAGCGACTGGGGTTCGATTCCCCACCGCCTACAAGATAAACATTATAAGAAAGGAATTATGGAAAAACAAATCTATGTAAGTAAGAAAGGTAAAGCTCACTTGTGTGAAGTCTTTAACTGCACCACAGTAATGGTATGGAAGGCTCTGAATTTCAAAAGTGATAGCGAGCTTGCAAGGAAGATTCGCTTCACTGCACTGACACAGCTGAACGGAACTCCTAATTGGAAGCAGGCAGAGGTTGAAACTACTCACGAGGAAGCTGAACAGACAATGACACAGACCTTCGGTGAGCGTGTGAAGTTGATTGTAGACCGCAAGGATGGCAGCGTGAGTGTCTTTGTTGATGGAATTGTGACACGTCGAGAGCAAGATATGAACATACCTGCCTTCGTGGAGCTGCAGAGTGAAGTTGAATTGATGGCTATGAGCTTATAACTATATTTGGGATGGAATACTTCAACAAGATATTGTGCGTAACCTACGCGGAACTGACTGGAGGTGGTGATGCAGTTATTAAAGCTGCTACATTACGTCAGAACATGAGCCGTGGAAATATCGTCAGCGTACACCGTGGAGGTGGCGAGGGCGGTCAGGCGCTCTACGCATGGAGTTCCATTCCTCAGAAATACAAGGTACGATACATGGAGCGATACGGTGACCCGGAACAGCGTATGAAGGAAGCAATGGTGCGTGACCGTGTGAAGTTAGACAGCGAAGCATGCACTTGGTACACAGACTACAAATATGAGATGAATGGAGAAATGACGAAATTAACTCCAGAGCTCATCGAAGAGTATACCATCAACGCAAGCGTACTGAAAGAGCTGTTGAAAATGATGGCACAGCGACGAGCTATCCGCCAGAGCCTAAATGGCAGTACTGCGGGAGCATGGGAAGTCATTTATAAGAGTTCTGAAGCTATGCGTGAAGAGTATCACCACACTCTTCCGCAAAACCAGGCACGTCTGAAGGCGAAGATCAAGGCTTTCAAGGCTGACGGGTACAAGAGTCTTATCAGCGGTAAGGTTGGAAACCGTAATACGGTGAAGATTACTAAGGAATTCGGACTTCTTCTCATCGCACTGAAGCGCAGCCGGACTCCTGTTTATACGGATGCGCAGCTCTTTGAAGAAGCGAATCGTCGGGCTATAGAGAATGGATGGAAGCCTTTGAAGAGCCTTCCTGGCATGAAACGATGGCTGTACAGTTCGGCGAATGAGCAACTATGGTACGATGCCGTGCATGGTGAGAATGCCGCACGCCTTAAATTCGGTCGGAAGCAGAGAACGAAACTTCCAACACGTCGTGACTCGCTTTGGTATGGTGACGGAACACGCCTAAACTTGTATTATCAAGATGAGGAAGGAAAAGTACGCACGACACTGGTTTACGAGGTGATTGATGCTATGAGTGAGGTAATGCTGGGCTACTGGATAAGCGACTCAGAGGATTATGAGGCGCAATATCACGCTTTCCGAATGGCTATCCAGACCAGCGGACACAAGCCCTACGAGATTGTACATGACAATCAAGGCGGGCATAAGAAACTAAACAAGGTTCAGCCGAATTCAAATGAAAAAGGATTCTTGGACAAGATATGTCATATCCACCGTGCAACAATGCCAAACAACGGCTCTTCCAAAACGATTGAGTCCATATTCGGACGTTTTCAGCAGCAGGTTCTTCATCAGTATGACAACTTTACAGGACAGAACATTACTGCAAAGAAAGCCAGCAGCCGACCTAATCTTGAGAGCATGGAAGCCAATAAGAAGAGCTTGCCTACATTGGATGAACTGAAAGCTATCTACGCAGAAGCACGGCAGAAGTGGAACTCCATGAAGCACCCCATCTATGGTAAAAGTAGAATGGAGGTATATGAAAGCAACGTAAACGAAGAGACCCCAGTCGTAACACCTGTAGACATGGTAAATATGTTCTGGGTTATGCACAACAAGCCCGCAACATTTACCGATCAGGGTATCACTATTGAGGTGAAAAAACAGAAATATACATGGGAGGTATTCAAGAACGGAGAGCCAGACTTGGAATGGCGCAAGCTGCATACGTGGGAAAAGTTCTATGTTCAATATGATCCCAACGACATGACCACTGTTAATCTTTATGCGATTGACCTTGCTGGTGGAAAACGTTTTTCAGCCGTAGCACGTCCCTACTGGGAGATACACCGTGCATTGCAAGATCAGAGTGCTGAGGAGAAGACGCAGATACACAAAGCTATCGAAGCTGGTAAGAACGACCGCATTGAACGTGTAATAGCAGGCAGGCGCATCGCTATTGCCCATGGTACTGACCCAGAGCAGAACGGACTCACCTATCCGAAGCTGAAGGGACTTAACAAGGAGCAACAGGAGCAAGCACAATCAAGACTTGCCTTGTACTCACAGCCACCTAAAAGATTCACATTGGGACAGATAACCAAGCATATTAGTCTGACCGATTGGAGCGATGAGGTAAATGAGAATAAAGAACAAGACATTACTACACCTGTTAAGGTTGACATGGCAGCAACGGCAGGAAAGCTATAAAGAAACCGATGATAAGTCATTCACTTACGCATCAAAAGTGGGTCACTTAGGCTTTAAAAGTGATAAGGTAATTATAAGCAGCGAGGCAAATGCCTCACTGAACCAAGAACAATTAATAAAAAGAACAACGATATGAAACTAACAAAGAACGAAAAAGGACAGATACAGGAGAGCTTGAGACAATACGTTAGCAAGTATCCAAGTCAGAACAAGGCAGCACAGAGCCTCACAGGAACAAGTAGCGCAACTGTGAGCAGCATCTTGCAGGGCAAGTGGGAGAATATCAGTGACGATATGTGGCGCAACCTTGCATCACAGCTTGGTACAAGTGCAGGTACAGACTGGCAAGTCGTTGAGACGAAAGCCTATCAAGAGATGGTATTCGCAATGAACGATGCTCAAACAGTCAAGAACGTTACGTGGGTAGTTGGTGAAGCAGGCTGCGGAAAGACAACCACAGCTAAGCTGTATGCAAGTGAGCATGGTGAGGTGTTTTATATTCTCTGTTCAGAAGATATGAAGAAGAGCGATTTTATTCGTGAGATTGCACGCCGTATCGGTCAGAAGACAGAAGGTTACAGCATCAGAGAGCTGCTCGACAGAATCATTGATGACCTCATTCAGATGAAAGCACCACTATTACTTTTTGACGAGGCGGACAAGTTGCCAGAGCGTGTATTTCACTACTTCATTGACTTGTACAACCGTTTGGAGGATAAGTGTGGTATCGTCTTCTTCTCTACAAGCTATATCAAGCGTCGTATGACAATGGGACTGAGATACAACAAGTGTGGATACAACGAGATTCATTCACGTATCGGTCGCAAATTCTTTGAGCTTGAACGTACAGGTGCTCACGATGTCTATGCAGTTTGTATGGCAAATGGCGTAACAGATAAAGCACGCATATCAGAAGTGGTGAGAGATTCGGAAGAATATGAGTTTGACTTGCGACGTGTAAAGAAGAGCATTCACAGAGTGAAGTTAATGGCTAAAGCCTCCCCCAGCCCCTCCGAAGGGAGGGAAGCTCAAACAGTGGTAAAACAGTGTTCAAATAAGCCTCAGTCCTAAGAATGATGACTAAAGTGATAAAAGATGCAGCTCAGGTGATAGCTGAACTCACTGCTACCAATGCTGAGCTTCGCGATAAGATAAAGGAGCTCGAGAAGTCGCTGTGGCGGCGGGACCACCCTGTACTCCGCCGTGCACTGAGTGTGAGTGACGTGATGCGCATGAAGAAAGAGACTTATCCTTTTGAAGGAGAATGGAAGGAAGCCTTCGGTCATCCCGAGAAGAATGGCGTGTGGTTCGTGTGGGGCAACAGCGGTAACGGCAAGACGAGTTTCTTATTGCAGCTTTGTAAGGAACTCTCCCGCTTCGGTCGTGTTGCATACAACAGTCTGGAGGAAGGAGCTTCGCTGACAATGAAGAATGCCTTTATGACGGCAGGCATGCAGGACGTTGCACGACGGTTCGTATTACTCGATCGCGAGAATATGGAACAGCTATCGGCACGCCTCGGCAAGCACAAGAGCCCGGACATCGTTGTGATAGACAGTTTTCAATATACGCACATGAGTTTCGCAGAGTACGAGGCGTTCAAAGATCGACATGCCAACAAGCTGCTCATCTTCGTCAGTCAGGCTGATGGGAACAAACCTGCAGGACGTACTGCTGTAAGCGTGATGTATGATGCAAGCCTGAAGATATTTGTCAGTGGGTTTCGAGCAATCAGCAAAGGGCGGTACTTCGGGGACAAGGGATATTATACCATTTGGGAGGAGCGGGCGAAACTGTACTGGGGCGAAGCTAAAGAATAAAGGCTATGGCAAACAAGAGAGACAACCTGTTGTACAAGCTACGGAAGAAAGGAGTGAGAGTACTTACACGAGAACGCACAATCTTCTTCGCTTTTGATAGAAAGCCGTTCGATGTAGTACAGGTGAAACGGCTGTGCAGAGAGTATCATTTTAGAGTTCAATTAGAGTTACAATAAAACTATGAGTAAGGAGAAACGAATTATTGAGATTACACCAGGGAAACTTAGCCCAGGTGGTCGAATGACAGAAGTCATAGAAAGCAAAGACTTCAAATGTTCATACTGCCAAGGTAATGGCTATCACTGGCAAGAGGACAAGTATCAAGAGCCATACAAAAAAGACTGCCCGGTATGTCAAGGTAGCGGTAAACTTGATGCAGTGATAAAAGTTGAGTGGAAAGCAAATGAAAATCATAATATGGAGGAAAGAAAATGAAAGAGAAGAAAAGAATAAGAATCACTCGTTGTGAAGGCGTTGGGCGGATTTTTGGAAATATAACTTCTGGAAGTGAGCATGTGATTATCGACCCACCAGCTGGCAAAGACGATAAACGTGGAGTATGGGTAATGGGAGTTGGAGAACCTGTATTGGTGTTGCATCGGGAGTTTTATTATGTATAACATGAACGAATTATGGAAACATTAAGGTATAAATCAATTATTCCAAATGACAAACCAATGTGGCTGTTAAAGCTACAGATGGCTATCAGTAACACTTACTCTCTGCGAGGGATAGAAGATACTGAAGAGGAGTGGAAACAGTTGAAAGACTTTGTAGACTGGTTTATATCAAAGTTGTATGTTCGCAAAGACATAGCAGTGAAAAGCGATATAAGCACCTACCTTATGAGAGAAGATGGTCAGACCCAACTGCTTATCAAACGAAACGGAAAATTAATTCAAACATATTATATCAGTAAGTAAACGTGTAGACGAGTGAATGAGTAAACAAGTTATCAGTACTATTAACATGTCAACTTGTAAACCCGTAAACTTGTCAACTAAAACCAAAAAGATTATGGCAACATTTTTAGACAAGTTCAAGAAGAGATTGCAAACATGGCATGAGGAACGTGCCGACAGAATGCAGAACAAACGACAGGCACGCCTCGATGCAGAGGCACGTGAAGCCGTACAAGTAATGGAATTTAATGGTGAGCTATATGTGAGTGTACACGGTATACCATTGTTCGGTCAAAGTGACCTTAGCGATGATCTTACAGAGGCTGTAGCTTCTGGTCGTAAGGCATATAAAGATTGGAAGGAGGAAAAGCTATGGGAACAGTCGGGAACTACGCAAGGTTTTATACCCTGTTAAAGAAGATGCCTGGTGCCGACAAGGAAACGCTGGTATATCAGTTCACCCAGGGGCGGACGGTTCACCTGCGTCAGATGTCAGCAAAAGAGTATGATGCTATGTGTAGACAGATAGAGGATATTACGGGCTATGACGAGCGAAGACGTAAGCAGTATGACATCCTATGCAAGGCACGTAGTGGAGTTCTACACCAGCTGCAGATATACGGCATAGATACGACTGACTGGAAACGTGTGGATGCTTTCTGTAAAGACCCACGAATAGCAGGTAAATCTTTTAGAGCATTGACAGTGGATGATCTCAATGCTTTGAACACAAAAATAAGAATGATCATCCGAAAACAAAAACAGAATAATATGGTAAACATTAAGAATTTGAGCAAGGAAGAGCGTGCGAAGCTACTTGCTGAGTTACAGAGCGAAGAAAATCAGAGTCGCATCGAGCGGCGTGAGACCTACGAGGGGTTACGTGCTTCCTTTATGAAGGAGGTGAAAGAGAATGTAGTGGAAATCACGAACGTAGTAGGACTCTTTAAAGCGTGGCTTGAGCAGGAAATTGAGGGCTTCGTTGCCATCATGAAGGAGTACGGCCAGGTGCGCAAGACAGACCAGCGAAGCTACACGATTACTGACGGCGATTTCCGTCTTGAAATCTCAAGTAATAAGGTGAAAGGCTTCGACGAGCGTGCAGACCTTGCTGCAGAGCGTCTAATCGACTATCTCAAGCGTTATATGAAGCAAAGCGAGAAAGGTTCGGACGATCCAATGTATCAGATGGCAATGACGCTGCTTGAACGTAATAAGGCTGGAGACCTCGACTACAAGAGCATCTCTAAGCTGTATGAGTTAGAGGACAAGTTCGATAGTGAGTATTCAGAGATTATGACGCTTTTCAAGGAGGCGAATGTGGTTCAGAAGAACGCTATCAACTACTACTTCCATCAGAAGAATCCAAAGACCAATGTTTGGGAACGTGTAGAACCAAGCTTCTGTAGGTTGTAACAGACAAAATCATTAACTAACTCCTGTTTAAGAATAAAACCGTCCATTAGTGTGTACGAACACACATTTGGGCGGTTTTTATTTGTAATAAGCAGATAAAAAGGTGTAAAGACTTGCAAATAAGATGATTATTTGTTAATTTTGCAGATATGAGTAAAGGAAGAGATAGTAAATTGATAGAAGCACGCAACAGAAGGTTATTTGAGCGTTACTTCTACTGGACAGAGGAACGACGCCTCCGTTTCGATGATACTATTCGCATACTTTCCAATGAAGAGTTTTATCTATCTGAAAGCCGTGTGCTGCATATCATTCGTGATATGATTAAACGTGGTGAGACGGTAGATGGAAAACAGATGAAAGCACCGCTCTTCACAGGCTTCCGTGTTACACCTTCACGCCCATCTTCACGCGTAAAGAAGGTTTCTGAACCGTCCTTGTTTCCTTAACCATTTCTGACACTGTACACTCGTACATCATCTCATACACTTTTATTCCGTGCTTCCAAGTGAAGAACTTGGAAGACTTACGTATCAAAGGAGCATCAGTGCCAAGACAGGTTCCCTGCAACAGCTGGTGCAACAGGTGTCGCATTTCATTACGCTCTCTGACAGCCTGTGTTGTTCCACTCGTTGCGTGAGTGTCATCATAGCAGTCTATGATAAGACGGATGCGAAGCCTACAAGTTCCTTTCTGTGCAAGCATTCCAATATCGCTCCATTCTGTCTGCGCCTCTTCTATGAGTACTGCAGGGAACGTTAGCGGATACATATCAGTATCCTCGTCCTCTATATTTTCAAGTTGTCCGTAGTCTTCATCAATTACTGAAAGCGACGGCATTTTCTCTTTAAGAAAGTCTATCAGTTGGCAGAGTGTCTGTTCCATATTTATGTTCTACTTACAAGTTCTTTTATTTTCTCTATGCTCTCATCAAGCATCTTGTTAATCTTTGCTGTCAGCTCACGGCTATCACCAATGAACTGACGGCATGGAATGCGTGCAGTGATATTAAGCTTTGTCTTTTTCGTGAGTGCGAGAGCCTTCCACATCTTTGCTCCAGAAGGTAAGTCTTTTGGAAGTTTCCCTTTACCTTTCACACCTGATAGTGCATACACCTTAGCCCATGCCATACGCCGCATACGCTTTGTAATAGTTGGATGCGTATTGATGGTACCACCTTCATTGTGAACAGCTGCGTAAGGCACAGGATTGGATATTGTAACTTGCCCTGGTGATGTCTCACTCTGTATTGAACGCATAAGATGATTGCGTCGAGAGGTAAGAGGAGAGTATTTTGCATCCGTCGTATTACCGTCCTGTCGCTTCGTACGTTTCCATTGGTGAACTCCTCCATCCGTGAAGCCACCATCTCGGAAGTTCTGCTTGAAGTGGTTTGCAGCCACGACACCAACCTTTCGAGGAAGTCTATCCGTCACCTCCTTTTGTATCTCGTCTTTGACACGTGAGATACGCCTTTCTATTTCTTTTGCATCCATTTCTTCACTTTTTTGTCGAAAATATTTGTTGTATCAGAATAAATCATTATTTTTGCATCAGGATGAGAGTCTGCATATAAGTGCGATAATTTCAAGCTCCGCAGCCGTCCAACCATATAGAGCCGTATTTTACGGCTCTAATTGTTTTAGAACGTTTTCTATTTCCACCCTATTCTGTGTGTAAGGTATAACCTTTACAGCCTTACCTTTATAAACAACATAGGTTTCCTTTATTATACCCAGTTCAAAGTCTGCTTTTCTTCTGTTCAGATACTTAGAAAGTTCAAATGTGTTAAGTCGTTTTAGTCTCGCATCTAAATCGATAACAACAATGGAACACCCTTGCTTAATAGCCTTTTGGAAAGCAGAAGTTATTCCTTGTTCTCCTCGTATCATCTTATTATCTGCAATCAATCCATTTATTTCAAGTTCAGGATTACTTACATCTTCTTCCAATATATGTGGTCGTATTCTAATCTTCATATTTGGGAATGAAGAGAGAAGAGAACGTGAAACCTTAATGTTCGCATTTAAGTCTTGCTTGTCAGCAGTGTTACTTATCAGCAGCCTTTCTCTCATTTCTTTGTCCTGATAGAATCCATTAGGAATGGCAGCATCTACATAAGGACAATTATAACAATCCTTCTTCCTATTCATGAAGAGGGTCGTAATCCGCCCTCTAACACCAGGCTTATAAAAAGAACATTGACTACACTTATCAGGAAAATACGGATGAGTATCGTTGAATATATGCCCATCTTTACCAGGGTTGTTTTCAAGTCCTTTTTGTGGCAGAGGAGCATCCATATCTGCAGGACGATTTACAGGATCATCAGTAGCTTCAAGTGAGCACTTGCAGTTCCATCGGTCGCCAGGGTGATGATTGTTCCAGAAAGGATCATCAATAGGCAGGGTAAGTTTTGCTGTCCAATAGTTACGATGACTCCCTTCAGGGCTTGGTGATGTTGTTGGCATCCATCGCAAGTTAGGCAAGATATCCTTGTTACGTTCAAAGTCACGCCAGTCTGCAGCGTTGTGCGCACGGATAACAGCAGTATCATACTCCGTACGAAGCCACGCACCGACGTGATGCGAGGTGATTCCCTTTACATCATCTATCCATTGACTGAAGGGTTTCAGTTTACCGTCACTGTCCAGCAGGTTCTTCGCGACCTCTCCAGCCAATGAATGTACTTTGAATGCAGCGAAAACCTCATTAGAATGGCGCAGGGCACGATAAAACTCCTCATCATGTGTACTTGTAGCATTGCTCTGTGTAAGTCCCTCCACAGTCGCCTCATTGATAACTTTAACAACAGCCGACCATAATCCAGGATCAATGCCTTCAGCTAATTCAGGTTTGTTATGGATTCTTTGTAGAAAAGCCTGCACAACATTAAAAGAGATAGCTGGGCTTTCGTTGTGGAAATGACTATGACCAGAGCAAGAGCAATGCTCACCATAATAGAGCGTATCAATCAGAAGTTCGCCCCTTTGTCGTGTTGTGGGGCGAGTCCGAAAAAACTTTTCAAATGCTGTTTGAACGCTGTTTTATTAGTGTTTTTGTCTTGCTTCTTTTTGTCATCATCATTACCTTGCATACCCAGTTGCTCTCTGAAAGCAGCCTTTGCTGCCTCCTTCTCCTCTTTCAGCTGTTTGTAGTTATCAGGCTTAGCAACGCAGAATGTTTCATAGAGATAGTCGTCATCAATCGGAAGACCCATTGACGAGAGTTTCTGAACGATGTCTATCTGTTGAGCTGGGTTAATCTTGTCTTTCTTTGCATAGACGAACTCGCCACCTTCCACATTGAAGCCAAGTGAGGCGAAAATAGGTCGCATATCATAATTGAGAATATCAAGAATGAAATCACGATCATCAGAGTTCATCTCATCCTCTTCCTCCTTGTGTACAGAACCGAGCGCCTGCGTTCCTGTTGACTTAGCGTCTGTGGTGAGCGTGTTTCCCAGCACACGTATAGACATCTTTGAGTCCCAGTACTCAGCAAAAGTTCTATAAAGGTCGCTGGAACCAGTCTTATTACCAGCCTCTACAAGTTTCAGCTCGCTTTCTTTTGGATGGATGTATGCCGCGTTCGCACCCTGTCGGCGTGCATCAGCGATGACACGACGGCGTGCGTCTTCGTCTCCAGCATCGTAAGTGTACTCACGAATTGGCATACCAAAGATGTTGCAAAACTGTGCCCAGTCAGACATATCTCCACGCTTGTAGAGTACAGCAGGCAGAAGTTCTGCATAAATACCAAGGTCACGTTCGCTCCCAACGAAAAGCATATCAGGGAAGTCATCAATAGGCACGCCATCCATTGAACCTTGATACTTGAGCAGCTTACGATGTATAGGGTCATAGTGCTTGCGATTGATAAGGTCATAACGGATATTACCTTCCTCATTGAGATAGAACTGTACGAGTGTGAAACCCCAGAACTCTGACATAACAAGGTCTTTCCTCAGCTGTTTGAACCAGGGTGATTTTATCTGATTGTTGATTGCATCATCAGGTACACCATTTCTTCTAACTCAATAGGAATCTTCGTTACGCCTCGCATACGTTTTGCAATGACTCCAGACAGGTGAAGGTCAAGAGAAGCACTGTCATACATATCGTACAGACGTGCTCTATTGGAGAAGTCTATTCCCCTTGCAGCCTTAACAGATTGCATATACGCATTCATGTCAAACATGAATATCTCAGGCATCTGTAGCACGATGTCTGGCTGTCTCATTCCTTGAGGAACGAGTATTCCACCTTGTATTATTTTGCCTTGCTTAGGGCTGTTTTTCTTTTTTCTGTTCATAGCAATGTTGGTCTTAAGCCGTCAGCTTGTATTTGCCAACGACTATTGTTCTTAAGTTCATCTCTTAGGGCTGTTTTTCTTTTTTCTGTTCATAGCAATGTTGGTCTTAAGCCGTCAGCTTGTATTTGCCAACGACTATTGTTCTTAAGTTCATCTTCAGGCATCAATGGAGCACCGTCAATCGTTACGTCTCCTCCCATTACGCCTTTCAGCCATTCTATAGCACGCTCATATCTATCCTGGCGTATCTTCGCAATCTTATAAGGGTTGTGCTGTGTGAAGATATGATAGATAGCGATGTCAAGCGCAAACATAAGAATGAGTGGGTGTCTATCTTCCCCTCTTGCGGAAAAGATGGCGTTACAATCATAAATCTTATTCAGATACCCCCTCATCTCACTTACCGCTCTATCCTCACATATCTCAACTATCTGAGGATCATAAGTTGGACTTTCTTTACGCAGCAGCGCATCAAGTATCTCGCGGTGAATACTTGCATCGTAGTCTTCTATATTGATAAAGTTATTCATAATCACATCTTATAAGGATTTTGCTCATTCATTGTATGAAACTGATAGTTATAGTGGGTTCAACCTCTGCCATCTTCTCATCTAACATTGTGATTCCACCTTCAAGAGAGTCAGGTCCATCAGCAGGGTATGGCAAGTTAAGTTCAAAAAGTGTGCACTGGTTGATAAGCTCCTGCATCATAGGGTTGTCTTTTTCCTCTTCATTGAATACCCATTGACAATTACGGTCAATTGGTTCAAGGTTGGCTTCGATACGTGTTGCTTTATCAGCTTTCTTTCGTCCATCACTTCGTATAAAAAGTGTTATTTTTCGTCGCTGCTGCTCCTCACGTAGTAGCGGCTTGAACACCTGTTCGTAGAAAGGGTCTTGCAGTTTATTGTTCTCTATGTACCAATATACAGGAACCTTGCCTCCTACGTATTTATCAAGTTCAAAGTACCAGCCAATAAAGTTTGCATTTGTCTCGTGAGCCAAAAAACCTTTTATAATGTAGTAGACACCTTTATACTTGCCAATTAGCCAAAGAGACTTGGTAGACGAACCTTTCTTTTTGCTGTCAGAATAAGCAGGGTCTCCATATCCGATAAGGAACTTAAACTTAGACAAGTCAGGGACTTTCCCGAATGGAAGATTACGGAAGATCTTACCTTCTGAAACAGGATTATTGAAGTACTCTGCTTGTACGGCTCTTGCAGATATTCCTGCAAGAACAGTATCAATCTGCTCTTCTGTATTCTTGACAGACCAAGTAGACTTTCCGTTCTTGTCGCGTATGTTCACAATGTCCCAATTCTTTGCTATTGCTCCAGCACGTGCAATACAACAGTCTTTAGCAATGATATTACCACACCAAAGTATCAGGGTCGGCTCAGAGATAGAACGTGTTGGATAGAGTGCACCTTCAAACCAATCCCACTTCTTTTTAAGAGTTTCAGGGTTGCGACAGTCCTCATCTGTGTCATAGTCATCAAGATAGATGACGTCAGGTCGTACAGCTTCGTTTCTTGCACCACGTGGAGCACTACCAGCACCAAGTGCAACAAACTTAGCACCACAGCGACATGTGAAGTCTGTTTCTGTCCATTGCCCTACAAGCTGTTGAATGCCATAAAATTGCTTAATACGTGGGTTGTTCTCAAAATTAAGTCTGAAAGGTGTAAGTAAACGTGTTGCTGAAGTTATAGTTGCTGAAGCTAACACGATGAACTTCTTACGCCCAGTGAGCGCAAGATACATCAAGACAAACATAGATACAGTAGACTTTGCCAGCTCACGACTCCACGAAAGTACTTCGTACCATTCATCGTGTTCAATAATACGACGAATAGCACGCACGTGAAAAGGTGCGAATTCATATTTAGCATACTTAGGAAAGAAATACTGAATCCACTTAACCGGGTCTTGTTCCAGTTCCTTTCGTCTGCGTTCAATATCACGTCTTGACAGCCCATTCTCAACAGGCATATCAGAGGTGAATGATTTATGGAACTCTCCCCAGTTCCTTAATGCAAGTCTTTCTTCCTGTGTCATTTTGCTTTTGCCATTTGGTCCTTGATGAACGCATCAAAGAGGTTGTTAAACTGCTTAGCTGCATCAATATCAAGAGGACGTAACCAGGAGAGAAAGCGCGTAGCGACACTAATACAGTCTGCAACACCTACATCACTTTCTAACTTTTTGACAGCACCAGCGAGCTTAGCAAGAGCATCGGCCTCCTTTGCTGTAGCAAACCTCTTACCTTCTTCACGATTTTGAATATTGTTGTTGATTTCAACAATCTGTCGATGGAACTGTGCTATAATCTGGTCAGGTGTGATTGTAAATGAAGCTTTAAGCTCCTCCCAACCTCCTTCACGCACCCAGCGAGAGACAGTCTGCCTTGTAGTTCCAACTTTTGCAGCTATCTCCTCTTGTGTGCAACTTCCCTCCATATAGAGAGACTTTGCAATACCTTTTTTGTCTATATTTGTCTTTGTCATATTGCCTAAATCTTTTGCAAATATCTTATATTTTATGGACTTTTTGAAATCCATTATTTATAACAACGTTGTCTGTTTGCACCATAAAATCAGCGGTTTGTGCTATGAATTTACGATTTTGTCACTCCCAGAAAAAACATGATATTTGCATCAAAAATTGAAATAATGAGTTCAAACTTTTTCAACATTATACCTGGTAATGGAACTGTAGCTATCCTCTTATATGGAGAGGTCGGTAATGGTCAGCCTGTAGACAGTGGACGAGTAGTCAGTGAGCTACTTGCCTTGCAAAGTCAGTATGACAAGATTGATGTACGCATCAATAGCAATGGTGGTGATGTCTTTAGTGGAATAGCTATTTACAATGCTCTTCGCACATCCACGGCAGACATTAATATATATGTTGATGGTGTTGCTGCCAGTATTGCTGCTATTATTGCTCTCTGTGGTAAGCCACTCTATATGAGTCCGTACGCTAAGCTCATGCTTCATAGCGTAAGTGGAGGGACGTGTGGCAATGCTTCAGACCTGCGCAGAATGGCTACAGTAATGGAGGAACTTGAACGTAACCTTGCAGGTATGATTGCTACACGCTGTGGAATGAACCCAGAAGATGTATCAGCAAAGTTCTTTGACGAGGTCGATCACTGGATAAGTGCACAAGAAGCAGTTGAAATGAAACTTGCAGATGGAGTGTATGATATGCAGGATGACGGAGGTCCAGCACCAACAACTCATGAGGAGATATATCAATATTTCAATAACAGGTTGACAAATCAACCAAAAAACTATCAAAACATGGCATTAATAGACCAATTAAAGAGCATCCCATCATTTAGCAATATCAATGATGAGGCTGCAATTGTGAACAAAGTCAGAGAGTTAGCAAACAAGGCAACCAAGTAGATGCTCTTGAAACAGCCAATGCTGAGTACAAACAGCAGCTTCAGTTATCTGAAGCAAAGGAACAGGAGGCTATCATTGATCAGGCGATTAGCGAAGGTCGTATTACCGCAGAACAGAAGGCACACTATGTTAAACTTATGGCGGCAGACCGTACTACTACAGAAGAACTCTTGAATAGCATCAAGCAGATGCCTAAGCCTCGTGCTGCTTCGTACATCAATCCAGATGGTACTGGTAGCGACAGTTTCACCAACAAAACTTGGGACGAACTTGACAAAGCAGGACGTCTTGATGACTTGAAGAGTCAGAACAAGGACCTTTTTGCAGCCAAGTTCAAGGAGAAGTTCGGTGTAGACTACCGCGAGTAAGAAATACAATACAAATTTAAAAGATAAGAAAC